GGCCGTTCTAAATCTAACAAACTTCCAAACACAAAGGTGAAAATAATGGAAAACGAAAAACAAGAAATTAATCTTGATGAAGTTAGATCTCAAAGTGCAGACGAAGCAAGAAAAGAATTTGCTAAAAACTCAAAAGAGATTTTAGATCTTGCTGCCAAGCACAATAAAAGAGATTTAGGTAATCAAGCTATTCAAGATCAATTATCAGTTGACGAGTTCAGAGGACAATTACTAGAAACTATTTCTAATGATGTGCCTTTAGAAACTCCAAATGAAATTGGTTTAAGCAAAGCTGAAACACAAAGATTCAGCGTTATGCGTGCTATTAATGCAATGGCAAATCCAACAGATCGTAAAGCACAAGAAGCTGCACGATTTGAAATGGAATGTTCAGAAGCTGCACAAGAAGCATATGGCAGAACAGCCCAGGGAGTTATGCTTCCAGCTGAAGTCATGGCTAATTGGAATCAGCGTGATATGTCAGCTGGCAGTGATGCAGATTTAATTGGTGAGGATTACAGAGGACAAGATTTTATTGATGTTCTTAGAAATAACTCAGCAGTTATGCCTTTAGCGACAAATCTTAATGGCCTATCTGGCGATGTTAAGATTCCAAAAAAGACAGCGGCATCTTCAGCATCATTCATTAGCTCAGAAGGCGGAGCAGCTGGTGAGTCAGAAATGACAATCGGTAACATTAGTTTAACTCCTCGCACATTAGGGGCGTTTACAGATGTAACTAGGCAGCTAATGATTCAAAGCTCTTTGGATGTTGAAAATCTAATTAGACAAGATCTTGCGGCTGGAATGGCGATTGCTATTGATGATGCTTGCTTAGAAGGCGATGGTCAAAACGGAAAGCCAACAGGTATTACAAATACCACTGGCATTAACACTGTTTCATTGACTTCTGCTGCGGCTCCAACATGGGCTGAAATGGTCAGCTTGGAATCAGCTGTTGGTGTTGATAACGCTCTATTAGGCAGACTTTCATACATTGTTAATCCATCTAACTATGGAACATTAAAATCTACATCTAAAGACACTGGAAGCGGTATCTTTATTGCAGATGGCAATGGCATGAATGGCTACCCAGTAGTTGTTTCAAATCAATTAACTGCTAACAACTATGTATTTGGAAACTTTAGCGACTTGCTAATCGGCTTTTTTGCTGGGCTTGACCTAATCGTGGATCCTTATACATCTTCAAGTTCTGGAACTGTTCGTGTGGTTGCTCTGCAATCAGTAGATTCGGCAGTAAGAAATCCAGTCTCATTTGTAGTTGGTTCTTAATAACTAGTGTTAACCACTAATAAGATGGCGGGCCTAGTGTCCGCCAGCTTTAAACAGGGAAAAAATATGAAAGTTTTAATTTTGGCGGACACAGTTGCTAATAGTAAAAAAGTTCACGCTGGCGATGTGATTGAGGTTACTCAATCTGAGGCCCACATTTTAATTGGTTGTAATAAAGCAAGCGTTCATGTTGCTAAAGAGAAAAAAGAAAGCAATAGAAGCGTAGGCTTAGAAGTTTCTGAAACTCCAAAACCAAAGAAAAGATCTAAGGCCAAATAATGGCCCTAGAAAGTGCTGCTGATTTCAGTTCCTATGTAGATTCAAGCGTAGGTTTTGGAATCACTGGTACTTTTTTTGAGGTGCAAGACACTTTTTGGGATACCAGGCCAGGTTTAATTGATACCTGGTATGACATAGATTCTGGAGCATCACAAAACATAAGTCTTATTATGGATGAGGATTATTTTGCCATTGAAGGCAACAGCATTGCAGCTGAAGGTTATCAGCCCAGGGCCACACTAAAGGCCAGCGATGCTCCTTTTATATCTCATCAAGATAAATTAATTGTTGATGCTGTTACGACAGATCAAGGCAATGTTATTAAGCCAGCAACCACATATTTAGTGGTTGAAGTGCAACCAGATAATGTTGGAATGTTAACGCTGGTTTTAGAGGAAGCAGCATGAGTCAAATTAAATATGAAACAGAGTCTGACATGGCCGCATATTTAGATTCTACTTATGGCCATGGTTTAGCAGCAACTTACACCAGGAATGGTGTTAACACTTCACTCAATCTTATTTTGAATGAAGAATATGTGGAATTAGACGAAGGATCTGGGGTTGAAGCATCGCAGCCGATTGCTTATTGCAGATCTATAGATATTCCCAATGTTGGACATAACGACACTTTAGCAGTTAGTGCATACAAAGATGTAAACGGCAATATTTTAAAGGCTGCAACTAACTACAAGATAGTTAATGTGCAAAAAGATTTTAAGGGTTTTACGGCCCTAGTTTTAGAGGAACAATAATGGCGGATCATGTAAGACAACAAATCCGCAACCAGGTGGTTACACAATTAACTGGTTTAACAACCACTGGATCCAATGTATTTGATTCCAGGGTTTACCCTTTAGAAGATGGCAACTTGCCAGCGATTTTGGTTTATACAAAATCCGAAGATAGCGAGCCAATAGAGATTGGCCCAAACAGAACAAGTGAAAGAATGTTAAGCCTGGTTGTCGAGGCCTATGTTAAGAGTACAACTAATTTTGAAGATACTCTGGACACTGTTTGCAAAGAAGTAGAGCAAGCAATTGCAGCTGATCCCACATTATCTGGGAAGGCCAAAGATTGCTACATAGAATCTACTGAAATTGAATTTAATGCGGAAGGAGAAAAACCATTGGCGTTTTGTACCCTTACTTTTTTAACTAGCTACTATGTCCAGGAGCAAAATCCAGATGTGGCGGTTTAACCAGGAGTAAATTATGAAAATGATTTCACCAGATGGATCAAGTTTTATAGATGCACATCCTACAAGGGTTGAGTATCTTAAAAAAAAGGGTTGGAAGGAAGAAGCAGCCCAGGAAATTAAATCTTCTTCTAAAAAACAGGCGAAAGCCGAGGTAAACGAAAATGGCGATACATAAAGGCTCGGAAGGGCTTGTTAAGGTTGGTGCTAATACTGTTGCTGAAGTTAGATCTTATTCAATTGATGAGACTGCGGACACAGTAGAATCCACATCAATGGGCGATAGTGCTAAAACATTTGAATCTTCACTTACATCCTTTTCTGGATCTGTTGAGTGTTTTTGGGATGAAACAGATACAACTGGCCAGGTGGCCATGAGTATTGGTTCATCTATAACTCTTAACCTATACCCAGAAGGTGCTGATAGTGGTGATACATACTACAGCGGATCTGCAATCATTACTGGTAAAACAGTATCTGGTTCACATGATGGACTCGTTGAGGCAAGCATTAGCTTCCAGGGTAGTGGTGCATTAACTATTACAACAGTATAAAAAATGTCAGTAATAGATAAAGCAGTTAAACATTTTGAAAATCAAGATGTGAGAGTAACGCTGGTTCCAGAATGGGGCCAAGACGATGAACCTTTAAAAATATACAGCAAGCCATTAACGCTTAGTGAAACTTCTAAACTCTACAAAATGAGCCAGGAAGATGATCTAACGATGATGGCTTATGTATTAATTTATAAGGCATTGGATAGCGAAGGGGAAAAGTTATTTGATATTGGCGATAAAAATAAACTTCTAAACAAAGTTGATCGTGAGGTGTTAGTTAGAGTGGCCCAGGAGATTATGGGGCAAGAGCCTATTGAGGATATAAAAAAGGACTAACAGAGGATGCTAATTTATTTCTGCAATACAGCCTTGCAGAACGACTAGGTAAAACCCTAGACGAACTACAACAAATTAGTGTCCAGGAATACCAGGGCTGGATTGCTTATTTAGAAATCTTGGAAGATAAACGGAAGCATGGCTAAAAAGAAAGTAAATATAGTTTTAACAGCTGTAAACCATACTAAGGGAGCATTTAATTCTGTTTCGAAAGGTTTAGGATCAATTGGTAGCAAAGCCAAAACAGCTGGAAAGGCAGTTGGTGGCGTTGGCCTAGCGGCTGCTGGGGCCGCAACTGCTATCGCTGCTTTAATTAAGGTCAATGTTGACTTTATGGACAAGCTAGATAAAACATCTTCTAAGTTAGGCATTGAAACAGAATTTTTGCAAAACATGAGATTTGCCGCTGAACAAACAGGGGTAAAAGTTGAAGCTCTTGATATGGGCCTTCAAAGATTTATAAGAAGGGCAGCAGAAGCAGCAAGCGGAACTGGAGAGGCCAAAAGAGCATTTGAACAGCTTGGTATTGAGCTCAAAGATCAAAACGGAAACCTTAGAGGCGTTGAGCTTCTTATGAATGATGTTGCTGATGGCATTATGAATACCGCTGATTCAGCAGAACAAGTTAGATTAGCATTTAAGTTTTTTGATTCAGAGGGTGTTTCACTGGTAAACACTTTAAAAAATGGATCTAAAGGCTTGCAAGAATTTAAAACAGAGGCAGAAAATTTAGGCCTAATAATAAGCAAAGAGAGCATTAAAAAAGCTGCAATGTTTGCAGATTCTTTAAACATACTAAAAAAACAATTTACTGCTATAACAGCAAATCTTACAGCTGCATTTATTCCAATTTTACAAGATGCTTCTACACAGCTTTCAACAATGATGGCTAACTTCAAGGGCAACGATAAAGACTTTGAAAATTTTGGCAAGAATATGGCTATTTATGTTATTGAGGCAACTAAAAATGCAACATTAGCTATCCACAGTTTTTTCTTATCAGTTAGGCTTGAATTTGAACAACTCAAAGCTGTTTTTGGCCAAGGCAACCCAGAATTGGTTGCTATTATTAAAGATATTGAAGATATGGAAGCATCCATAAATCACCTTAATAAAACAGGCCAAGAAAATTCAGTTTTCATGGAAAACTCAAAGAGAAGGATGGCCGAGTTAAGACAGGAGTTTATAAAATTAGCTGGCAAAGACGGATCGCAGGGAATTATAGATGCTTTTGATTTAATGACAAAAAAGGTTCTTGATTTTAATTTTGCTTTAGAAGAATCTAAGAAAAAAGATCCAGTGTCTGCAATGTCGGAAACATTATCTAAATTTCTTGCAACGATGCAAGATGTAAATGCTTCTATAGACAGTGCTGCGATTTCATCAATGAAAAAATTTGAAGATACCATTATGGATGGCCTTAAAAATGGCAAATTTGCTTTTGAAGATTTTGCAAATTTTGTTGTTGAGCAGTTATTAAGAATTGCTTTGCAGCAAATGATTATTGCACCAATGGCTGAATCAATATTTGGAATTATCCCTAAATTTGACGGCGGCGGATATACAGGCATGGGTGCCAGGGCTGGTGGCGTAGATGGTAAAGGTGGTTTCCCAGCAATACTACATCCAAATGAAACAGTCATAGATCATACAAAAGGCCAGGGCATCAGTTCTGGGGCAACAGTTAATTTTAATATTTCTACAGTTGATGCAGCTGGGTTCGATCAACTCCTGGCATCAAGAAAAGGATTAATCACATCAATAATAAATAACGCCATGAACAATCAAGGCAAAATGGGGGTTGTATAAATGTCTGGACAATTTCCTACAAATCCAAATTTTAAAACAAT